TCAATCCCACCTTGTCAGAATTATTCATCTGGGAGGCGGGAGCTGTAGCAGCGCGCTTTCGTTGGCCTCCGCCACAGGTCCCTGTAGCTGAGCCGCAACTCGTTGTGCGTCGTCACCGGAAAGCGACCAGACATAATCTGGTGCGACGATGTTCTCCGGTGTGAAAGCCCAGCCAATGACCTGACCGGACATAATTGCACGGTACTCACGGGGGTGCTCTTGGATGTACGAAGCCGGGATGGTCAGGCGGCGGCTGTCGCCGTGGCAGCGCACATGGATCATGGTCACGTCATCGACAAATGACCGGTCAACCTCTGTGCGTTCCACCTGATGACCACAGACCGCGCAATAGACGCGCGGCCAGTAGCCTCTGCTTTCGTGAAGGATCGCCATTACTCGACCGGCAACCCGCCACGCTCAACGTAGCTGTTGATCGAAACGGTCGAAGACCCATCCGCACGGCGGCGCTGGAATTCGCCGTCACCGGCCTCATACAGCTGGCGCTCCTTGGACCGCACCGCGTCGATGGCCGCAGCCCGATCTTCAGCCTGCGCTTCGCGCGTCAGCTCAATCGGCCGCTCCATCAGGATCATGCCGTCCCGCTCAACCGGGAAGTTGGGGTAGCGGCTCTGCTCGACCGGCAGCCAGCCCTGATCGCTGAGGAAGGCGTCGTAGGAACGGTCGCTCTTGCCGAATACGGTCTGGCGCTTCCATTCCCAGCTCATTCCATCAGGGATCATGGCCGGATCGACCCAGAACCGGTCGATGTTGCTGCCGCCCTTGCGCTTGCGTTCGCGCACGGTGGAGCGGACGGGCTCGGCCGCCGCCAGCCGGGGGCTCTCGCCTGCGCGGGCAGTGCGCGGCTTACCCTTGGGCCAGCCGCCCTTCTTCTTGGCCTCAGCCGGGGCGGCATCGCCGCCATCAATGTCCAGTGGTTCGCTCATGTCGATCTCGCTCAGTTAAGGGTTCGGCCGCCGTTTTCAGCCTGAATGGCCAGCAGGTTCTTCAGGTATTCGCCGGGGCTCAGGCCGCTGATACGGGCAGCTTCATACTGCTCCGGGGACATGCGGTAAGTGCCATCGCTGCGGCGGGTGACGCCGGGGGGCAGGCGCTCAATGCTTTCCCGGCCACGCGATACCGGCGCGGGCGGCGGACGGCGCTGGGTTTCACGCCGACTGTCTTCGCGGCGGCTATCTTCGCGCTGCGGGGTATCATCCCGGCGCTCCGGCTTACCTTCCAGCTCATTTTCCAGATAGTCAAAGTACTCGTCGGTCCCGGCCGTCATACCGTTGCCCAGCGCGCGGTAGTGGGCGCGGTTAAGCTCTTCGTTCTTGGCCTTGTTGGTAACGAATTCCGGGTGCTGGCGGACCCAGTTGGCAGCGCGGGGCTGAAGCTGGGCGACATAGGCTTCAACCGGGTCTTCCGGCGCATCCTTGCGCTGCTCGGCGAGGATGTCGAGCTGGTTCTTGCCCTCTTCCATTCGGGTGATTTTCAAATTCACCTTCTGGAGCTTGTCGAGCAGATCGACTTCCTGCGCATAGTCACCGGACTGCTTGGCTTCGGTGATCTGGCGCTTCAGATCGGCCGCCGTGTTGGTCTCAACCTGCAAGGCGCGGTCAATGACGGCCCGTTGGTTTTCGATGATGTCGTCTTGCTGGCTGCGGGTCTGCTTGCGCAGCTCTTCAGCTTCACGCTCGGCACGCTCAGCGCGGCGGCGTTCGGCTTCCAGCTGCTCGGCCAGCGAGGCTTCGCTTTCGTCGGGCGCGGCGGCTACCGGACTGGCAGAGGCATCGGCACCCGGCTCAGCAACAATCGGCAGATCGTCATCGCGGTCGTCGGCGGGGTTATCACCCAGATCGAGCTGGGGCGGCGTGGCGTTGGGTTTGCGGGCCATGATGATGTCCTTAGTAGATGATCGTGGGGTCGGCGGCGGCGAGCGTCATTCGGATCGCCACGTCTTCGATGAGGCGGCAGTGATAGCCGCCAATGCCAAGCGGGAAACCATCACTGACGCGATAGACGATCACGTCGCCGGGCTTCACATCCTGCCCATGGAAGTACACGCCATTCTCAGGGGCATCGACAAAGGCCGTAGGCCCCTTCTTGAGCACGAAAGCGGCCTTGCCCTGATAGACATCCTCATCGCGGGCTTTGTCGGTCAGGTAGAGGCCGCTGGCGGTCTTTTCGGGGCGCACATAGATCGCCACCAGCACCTCGTTGTTACGGGGCTCAAGCTGATCGAGGAGGCTGCCCATCCCCTCCACGATCTCTTGGTAGCTGGACTGCGGCTTGTTGTTCGGCATGGATCATCGCTCGTTCAATTTACGGATTTCGACTTCCATGATCTCCAGAACGCGACGGATGCCTTGGATGTAGCCTGCATCACGTTCCTTGCAATCGCGGATCAGTCTTTCTTGGCGCTCGGCCAGCTCTTTTTCAAGCTCAATGCGCAGTTGTTCCGCAAATCTATCAGTTATGACGATGCTCACGCACTTTCCCCGTTTATTTCCGCGCCTTGGCCTTGTGGCCGTAGGCTTCGATCTTCTCAAGCCTGCCTTCGCCCGATCCGGCACCAGCATCCATCTTGGGCACGCGACCGCCACGCTTGCGGCCCATCATGGGCGGCGGCATTGGCAGGCCAGCGTCGGGGCCGGGCATCGGCGGGCCGGGCGGGGCGGCATCCGGGGGCGGCATCGGCATCGGCGGGCCGGGCGGGGGCAGCGGCATGGCCGGGGCCTGATCATCCTTGTCCTTGCCGCCAGTGGCGACTATGACGTTGACGGTGGTGCTGGGCTTTACGCGGCCACCCTTCTTGTAGCCCGGCCGGTCAAGGCGGAGCTTCTTGGGGGCCTTCTCGCTCAACGTGCGCTCATTGTCGGCGGCGGTGGCATAGCCCACGGCGCGACTGCCGGAGGCGTTGCCCTGAGTGCCGTCAGTGGCGGCGAGCACATGTCCGGCCCCTTCATCTTCGCCCAGCTCAGCCGTGCGGATTTTGAGCCCCATGCGGCCCATCTTGTCGTCGTAGGATTTCGATGCAGCGTCTTTGAGGCTCATCTCTTCGCTCCAGAGGGTTTAGTGGCAGGCTTCTTGGCCGCTGCCTTGGCCTTCGCGGCGTCTCCAGCGGCCTTGTGCTTGGCCTCTTCAACGCCGTGTTTTGCGACCGATACGCCATGCTTGGCCACCTCAACGGAGGCATTGGCCTTGGCGAATTCAGCCTTGTTCTCTTCCTTCTCAGTCTCCAGCGCAATGCGGTCGGACTGAAGCTGGCCAGTGGTCTGCATCATGGCCTCACGGAAGCCCATCTCAGCGATCTGGAGGCGGTTCTGGCGGTCGGCGGCCTGATCGGCGCTCTCCCGCTGCTGCAACTTCTCTTCATGGGCCTGCTGCCGGGCTTCGGCCGCATCCTGCATTTGCTGGAGCATGGGTTTTAGCTCCTGCTCTTTGGCCTTAACATCTAGCTCCTTGAGCTTGGCCTGCACTTCAGGCGGCACGCCGGGCGGCTGGCCACCCTGCGGCATCAGCAGCTCATCGAAGTCATCGACCTTGATCATCTTGGCCACGCGCTTTAGCAGCTTGGACGGGTCCATCTGGCCGGGGTAAGCCTTGTCGAGCTGGATGAGCGCCATCGCCTTCATCAGGCGGTGCATATGGCTGGGCGTGTTGGGGTCAGCCTGCGGCACCAGATCGGCGCGCTCAAGGGCAGCAATGAACCGCTGCTCATCCCAGCGGCCAACATCCTTGCCACGCAGCTTGACCGACCGGATGAAGCTCTGCGGGTCCTCCCTGAAGCATTCCTTGATCAGCTGGAACTCCTCAGCCTGAGCGGCGTGCAGGCGCTTATGCACCGCGCCCTCGACCTTTGTGGCCTGCTCGATCAGGGCCAGCGTGGTGCCGACCGGCGCATCCTGACGCCCTTCGGCTACCTCGACTTCGCTGGTGCCACCAACGCGCTGGGCGGTGCTCTCGATGTTCTGGATGAATTGGCTGAAGGAGGGCGAGATGTCCTTGTAGGGCAGCGGCATCGCCACATCAGTTATCGGCATACCCTCAGTTTCGATCTGGGCGCTACCACCGGGCGACACACGCAATTCGTTGGTGTTCTGGCGGCTGCCCAGCTTAGAGATGAGGAAGCCGGGGAAGTTGGCGAACATGCCCGCATCGAGCATTTCACGCCAAGCGGCGGTCAGCGCGTTGGTGGTATTGCCCAGAATGTGGATGAGGCCGATGTCATAGAAGCCGAGGCCGGGCACATAGGGGAATTTGACGAAACCGATACGGGCCTGCTTGGTCTCGTCGTCTTCCTTCCAGTTGCGGCGGATTTCAAGGATGGTGCCGCTGTCTTTGTCGAGCGCCACGCGATAGGGAAGCATCAGGCCGGTGAGCTTGCCGTCTTCATCCCGATCCTCAAACCCCGGCAGGTCCAGCTCGCAATAGATTTCCCAGATCGTGTGGTCGCGGTCTTCGGTCTGCTGGGCGAAAGGGGCAACGCCCTGCTGGCTCTGGATTTCCTGCTTCACTTCATCCATCACCACGCCGCTGGGCGCGGGGATCGGCACATTGCGGTAGGCACCCTCGTACTGCATCCGGCGCAGCACGCTCTGGCGCATCCTGATGACGTGGGTGATGCGGCCAGCGTTGCGCATATCGGTGGAGGCGTCTGAGATGATCAGGTCAGAGGCATCGACGCTTTCGGACACCGGGCGGCGGCGGATCGGGCAATTGTAGATTTTCTTGAAGCCGTCACCGCCAGCGCCGGTCATCAGCAGCATTCGGTCGGTGTCGGGGTAATACTCGCTGGCCACAGCGGTGAGGTAGTAATTCAGGTCGTCTTCCAGCTGCTCGGCGTCCTCATCGCCCTGCCCATCCTCGCCCAGCTTGTTGGCGACCTTTACCGGGCCATCAGCCGGGAGCAATTCGCTGCGGGCATTGGCCTGAAACCGCAGCACAGCTTCCAGCAGCATGGGGTGCCGGACGTTGCTCATGCCCTCCAGCGAGGCGGTGGTGTCGATGGCGGATCGCGGCGGCTCCAGCTTGAGCCCCAGAATGCGAATGCCTTGCGCGCGGGTGCTCAGCCAATCGGTGCGGGATTGGTCATCCAATTGCACCCGTGGAATAAGCCCGGTGGCAATTGACGACAATTCCATCTCGGTCATGTATTCGGCGAGATTGTCATTGAAGTCGCTATCGCGCTCTTCATCCTCATCCATCTTGCCATTGAAATTGATGATGATCCCGCCGTCATCATCCTCGATCTGAAGCGCCCCGGTCTTGGGGTCAATGCTGATGCCGGATTGGTCGTCGGTGTCCAGCGTAATGCTGATTGCCTCAGCGGCCGAAGGTGGTGCCGGGGGCTCTTTGCGCAGGGCTGTCGGCATCAATAGCGCCTCTGGCAGAGGCAGGATCGGTCCTGAGTATTTGGCCATTTGCGAGCGTCCCGGCAGCAGGGTTGTTGCCTACAGATAACGCAAAACGGGAATTTTTAATAGATAGAGCCGCCCAGCTTTCACCGGGCGGCTCAGCGCTTTTGCAAGCCCCGTAGGTCCACACTACGGGACTACCTTACTCAGGCCGGGCGGCCATGCAAATATGTCGTCCAGATATGCCTGACGGCGTTCCAGCAGATCAAGGCGATGCTTCAGCCCAATGATTTCCATCCCAAGGGCGTCAGCCTCACTGATCGGGGCGGCTGCGGATGCCGCTGCCGCAATCTGGATGTCGCTGATCGGCGGCACAGGGGTCGGAGTGTATGGCGCAACGGTTTCTGGCGCGGCGGCCGGGGCGTCGGTGATGGCGGTGTCGTTTGGATCGGGTGTCATGCTTGCCTCATGCTGGGTAGAGCGGCTTGGGTGGTGTCGGGCTCTGCCGCAAAGCCCTATGGACATCGGCGTCGATTTCGTTCCCGTGCTGGGCGAGGCCGATGGTGCGCAGATGCTTGAGCGCCTGCGTAGCGGTGTCTGTTATGTCATCGTGGGTGACCTTGGGGAAGGTGGCCATTTCGGTTTTCACCATGTCCGCCCAGTCCCGGTCAGGCGCATAGACCATGCCATCGCTGAATAGATGCTGGACCGAATAGGCGCGGGCCACCTTATCCTGATTGCCGGGATCGACCAGCTGCACGCCCCACATTTCATCACGGTTGAGGCGGCGGATTTCCTGCGCCACGCTGATGCCGCTGGCCTTGCTTTCGATCAGCAGCCTATCCACGCGGAACCGGCTGCATGTGTCCCTGACCCACTCCACCAGACCCCAACTCTTCTGGGCGCGCTGCCGGTACTGGTAATCGCTTTCCCAGTCCTCCCGCTCAACGTCAGGCCCGTGCAGGGGCAGGCGCTTCTTCCATGCGTGCATCAGGATGATCTTCGGCCGGTAGCTGTTGGCCTGAGCAATACGGCCCATCTCGGCGCGGTCGATCTTGGGCAGGGGGTCGCGGAACACGCCCCAGATCGTCAGGGCACTGTAGTCGTTCTCGGTCTTCTCGGTGAAAGCTGTGTCGAGCGAGGCCACCACATATTCGCACTGCGGGAAGCGCTTGAACACCGGGTCATTGGGGTCATCCGGGTTACCCCAGAGGTTCCACCAGTCCCACTGGAAAATGCCGCCACCGCGCGGCACCGGCATCTGCTGCATCTGACCGGCGTAGGCGTACTTGCCCATGGTTGCCTTGTAGGCTTCCACCACCTTG